ACGCCAGCAATTGGTATGGATGTACCTCGTTGGTGTCTTTAACCATAATCTAATAACAGACAAGCCATATACTGGTACTACTTACAGACCCAACTCATGGCATATACCAGAACTTAAAGTAACTCGTGAAGCTTTGGGTTATATAAAAAAAGAAGATAGGCATTGAACCAATTCTTAACTGACAACTACGACAAAATAATCACAATGGCTAAGAGAATCTGTAAGGGTTCTCATGAAGCAGAAGACGTAGCGCACCATGCTATAGAGGCTTTCCTAGTCCACAAAAGAGCACAAGAGATAGTAGACAATGGCGAAGGCATGAAGTTTATGAGTGGGATTATTTGGAGATCATTCCACAGCGCTACGTCACCATACCATAAGTTATACAGACAAAGTGGTAAAGTCTACTCCTTGTATGCCGATACAGCAGCACGTTTACACGAAGTAGCACACGAAGAATATGATATGGAACAAGACCTCACAGTAGAGTCGATCCAAGGTATCATAGAAGACATGTTATCAGATACTGTAGAGCAGTGGTTCAGAGCTACGCTGTTTAACATGTGGTTACAAGAATCCAACTACTCAGAGTTGGCTAGACTAACAGGTATACCACGAACCAGTATATCACAAGCAGTACAAGAGTGTAAGGCTTACATAAAAAAACGAATAGACAATGGAACTCATTATTAGTATATTAGGTGCAGCAGGCTTAGGACACTTAGCCGCAGACTTCTTCTCACAATTTGAATGGATGCCAGACAAACCTATGAAATGTAATATGTGTATTACCTTCTGGTTAAATGTCGGTCCTTTTATATTCCTATATGGATACCGTGGTGTTTTGTATGCTGCACTAGCATCAATAGTATCAGAATTATATTTAAGACAATTATTATGACACAAGAACATTACCAATGGCTCGACGCCAATCGCCAAGTATTAGGTAACATCAGAATGACACCTGAGCAGCAGCATATGGTGTTTGACATCTACAATACTATTACAGGTGAAAACAAACCCATTACCTCGTGTGGACGCTGTGTAATGAATATTAAAAAAACACTCAAATTCTATTATGAAAAGCAAAGAAGTAAAAATTCAAGGCATAACCTATAAAGTAAGTGCTACTACAGACAGAGGTGTCGAAGATGGCATTCGCATGTTAAAGAAATCACTGAAACCTAAAAAAACCAAAACTAACAATGGAGAAGAAGAGAGCGGGCAATCCGAACTTGTATAAAGGCGGTCCATCATTAAACCCTAATGGTAGACCTAAAGGTGCAAAGAATAAGACTACTGAGAATATTCGTAAAGCTTATCAGCAACTAACAGAAGACAATCTAGAGAACATGACCATTTGGTTAAGTCAGATAGCAGCTGAGGATCCAAAGCAAGCTATGGAGATGATGATCAAATTGTCTGAGTACGTGATACCTAAGTTGGCTCGTCAAGAGATAACAGGTAATGATGGTGCTGACCTATTCTCAAATGTCAAGTTTGAGTTTGGTCCAGATATTAATGACACTGAAGAACGAGACGAAGAATGATTTACACTGGATTTACGCCTCATCCTAAACAGCGTGACATGGTCAATGGTATCATAACCTCCGATGCCAAGTACCATGTTGCCTGTGTAGGTAGACAGTTCGGTAAATCTATGATGGCTATGAACCTCGTACTTTATTGGGCTATCAACAATGGCCCATGTAAAATCCTATGGGTGTCACCAGTTTATAGTCAAACCTCTAAAGTACAGAAAGAACTGATGGCTGCGATAGGAGCTTCAGGTATTGTCAAGTCTTGTAACTACTCAGAAAACTATATCTCACTCAAGAATGGCTCAGAGATCTTATTCAGATCAGCTGAGAAGTATGATAACATACGTGGTCTAACCATGGATTATGGTGTACTCGATGAGGCAGCCTTTATGAAAGAGGATGCATGGCGCGAGGCTATCAAACCAGTATTTCTTGTTAGAGGTAAGAAGGTCTTGTTTATATCAACACCTAAGGGTAAGACATGGTTCTATGAGCTGTATCAGTTAGCCAACTCGTTTGAGTATCCACAGTACCAGAGCTACACAGGCACATCTTATGATACACCATATATAGATACGTCAGAAATCGAAGAAGCTAAGAAGACACTACCTAGAAATGTGTTTGATCAAGAGTATCTAGCCAAGTTTATAGATACTGGTGGTGAGGTGTTCTCAAACTTAGATCTGTGTACCATCGACCAGTGGCCTCGACCCGCCGGGAAGATCTATTGTGGGATTGACCTTGCAAAACAAGAGGACTACACTGTGGCTACCTTTATGGACTCAGATGGCAAAGTAGTAGAGATCTATCGAGCCAACGCACAAGAGTGGTCTACTATGACACGTGACATCTTAGACCTAATTAGAAAACACAGAGCCACAGTTACTATAGAGGTCAATAGTATCGGTGATGTTATCTATGAGATGATAGCCAAAGAGTGGCAAGATACACATCCATTCCAAACTACATCTAAGTCTAAAACAGAAATTATAGAAGGTCTGATACTTGATGTTAATGAAACCAACATTCAGATACCTTCCAAAACACTGTGGCCTTATCTCTATGATGAGCTTACAGTCTTTACATATGACTATAACCCTAAGACTAGATCTATTAAGTATGGACATCCTCAAGGCTTCCATGATGATACAGTTATTTCATTAGCACTAGCCAATTGGTCTCGCAAACAAATGAAGTCCTATGGCCAATATGCTGTGATGGGTAAAAGGTAATTCAATCTACATGGAATTTATATTTCTTACTATATGAGCATGACGATTAATATTAACGACAAGAAGTACGAGATACCAGAGAGGTTGACTCGCGAGCAGTATGCGAAAGCCATACAGTTTGACTGGCATGAGACTAAGTATTATCCAATGATAATGGCACAATTAACTGGTGCTCCTATTAACCTATTACTAAAGTCTAAGAAACAGGCAATGTATCTTGGTATGGCACTCCTAGTTAAATCTATGAATCAGCGTACTGAGTGTGAGATGTTAGACTTAGACAAGATTACCTTTGGTCAATTCGTAGACTTAGATGTTTACCTAACAAATGGTATCGAACAACACTTTAATGACATCGCCAACATCATTTGTCCTGAAGCTGAATGGGCTGACGAAATCATGTGGGCCATTGATCAATATGCCTCATTTAGAATGTACACACTGAGACAGTACTCTGTGCTTTTTGGACTGAATGAGAAGCTGACCATCGATGAACTCGAAGATGTAGATGACACAGACAGACAACACAACGCTAGATCGTGGTATAAAATTATAGTTGGTTTAGCCAATGGAGATCTGCTTAAAATAGATGAGGTTACTCAACAACCACTGAAGAAAACACTTAACTTTATGTCTTTACAAAAAGAACAACAGTTAGAAGAGAACCAACGTAAACTAAAAGAAAGAAGACAATATGACTTACAAAGAAATCGTTGATAAGATAGCTAGCATATGTGTAAACCATGACATTATCAGAGAATTTGGTTATGGTGCTATCTCTGATCTAAAAACTCTAAATAAGGAAGCTAATGCCAATATTACAGATGATTCATTATACGCAGAATCACAGACACTATATCCTTATGTGTTCTTAAACCCTACACAGTCTACCAGAACATCACAGATGATCTCATACAGATTTAATATGATTGTTATGGATACAGTGTTACCAAATGGTTTAGAGCTGTTAACAAACAACCCTGGAGACATAGATCAAAAGGATCCTCCTTACGAACAAACTCTACAAGTACAATCAGACTGTGCACAATATGTGGATGATATTATTGCACGTCTAAGATTTGGCGATGCTATAACAGATAATTATGATCCATCAATAGATGTACAGTTAACAGTAAACTTAACACCATTTAAAGAAAGGTTTGCAGACACTGTTGCAGGTATGACAGCCACTTTAGAGATTCAAGTAACTAAACCAATAAATGAGTGTATAGCACCATACTAAGATGACAGTAGAAGAATTTGAAAGAGCATTAGAAGGTTTCGGAGAAACTCTTGGTAATCTATCACCAGTCTTATTTGACTTAGGTGGTCAGATTGTTGATGAGATGAAACGTAATGTACCTATCGATAGTGGTAACTTAAAGTCTAGTATCAAAGCAGTTATTGACGAGGACTCTTTATCATTTGAGATGTTATACTATGGTTTATTCCAAAACTTTGGTGTTAAACCAGATTACAAACAAGGGCAAAACAACAAACCATTTACCTCAGAGTTTGGTGGTATTACAAATCCAACAGAAGTGCCATTTGGCATTGAACCTCAACCGCTCTCAGGAAAGTTCTATAAATATAAGACTAGACAGTTTGGTTTGCCAGCTCGTAAGTTCTTTGATGTAGACCAAATAGCTACACTCATTGCAAATGGCGTAGCAGATCAATTAACAACAGACATTTAATTATGGCAATATCAGTAATTCAAACACCATCAACACCATTCGATATGGCTTATGGTGCTAATCCAATCACACTAGGTAACATTAGTGGTAACGAAGACAAGTATGCACTTCGTATCTTCATAGTAGGTCAAGCTGACCCTATCGCAGATATTAGACAGACACCTAACAGAATAGGTCGTGCTGTCTTTGATATACAAAATGTATTACAGTCTTATGTAGGTCCACAGAACAACCAAGTGGATTCACAGTTCGAAGCAGGCATACCTCAGAATCAGCGTCTGTCGCTCGCAGGTCCAACCTTAATAGAATATCAGATTGCATACGCAGCTGAAACAGGAGGCGTTGTAGGTAATTTTACAACATATCCAGAAGTCTTTACTGCTATTGCTGGTTCTAAACAATATTTCCAAGTACCATTTGATACTACGCCATATCAACCATTGGCTTCAAATGATGATGCATCGCCACCATGTACAGTAGTAGACAGATATGCTAAACCCTTATCAGATAATAATTTTACAATAACGGATGCAGAACTAGCTGCGAGTGCTTTTGGTATCTACACTTCTCCCGGCGGGGTTGATGTGCATAATGTCTATAGAGATGACATGTGTACTAAGACATTCTATCAGAAAGTAGCTAGAAATGGCTTTAATCCACCTAACGCAGAAGTACAAGGCTTAGAGGCTTTCTATGTCTTACAGTACAGTGCAACATCATCATCACCAATACAGACTAATGTTATAGTTAATGCACTAGCTAACGGTGGTGGACCAAACGTTACAGACGGTCAAGGTACTCTAGTAGGTGGTCAATTCCAAACTATTACAGCAGCGACAGGACCTG